AACCAATAGGTCAGATACAACTACTAGTATTCCATATTGTGCAGGGCCTGTTGAGAAAGAGTTTGCTCCCCATGTGATTGATGATGGGTTAGTTCCTTCTGTGATAGCCGCTACTCCAACTACTGATGATACTGGGAAACCTCCTGCTACCGAGTTAGGGTTACCTCCTATGATAGAAGCACCTGCACCCCATACTGAACCTCCTCCTGCTGCACCTCCAGGACCTCCTACTGTTAGCATCGATGTGTTGATTTTAACAGGAAGCTGTGCTGGTTGTGGGAAGATAATACGGTCTGACCCGTTAGGGGCATCTCGTCTAGTTCCTAGTTTTGCGTATTGTAAATCTGGTTCCAACATTCTTATCATGTCAGTGATATATCCTGTTAGGAGTTCAGATGTTTGGGTGGAAGCTCCACCCCAGTTTGAATCTCTTACGGTTGTTGCCATTTTATTAGTACTTTCTTTATAAATTATTTCCTCAAGAGGTTCGAAAGCTCTCCCATCTTATCCAGTTCTTTCAAAGCACTGAATTTTTCGTCTGTTGTCATATCATTGTATGATTTTGCTCCACTCATTGCGGTTGGAGCCGAACCACCCTCTACTTGTCCTGCATGTCTTTGTGGAGTTTCAGGTTGTGAAGTGTTTAATTTCCCTTCCTTAGCTAACACTGAAATCATTGCATCTTCGGTAGAGTATCCCGCTTTAACTTTTTCAAGAATTTTATCTTGGTACTCATTTGCGTTAGGATACTTAGTGATATTACTGGAAAAGTCTTTGTAAAAATCTCTTTCTTTAGAGATTGATGTTTTCTCGGTTTCTAGCAGTTCTTTTGCTTTAGCGAGGTCATCTCTTTCTCTAGATGTGAGGATAACTTTTTCAGAAAGTTTTTCAAATCTATTTTTAACTTTTAATCTTTCCTCTGTTTCTGCTTGAACGTTATCTAAGTCCAAGTTCAATTCTTCTTCATTCATTTTTTTCTGCCTTTACATCCCTTAGGCGGCGACCTCTAAGCGGAGAATAGTCTGATAATTTCATCACTTACTAGCGACTAACTAGGGTGAGATTAGCCTTTAAAGGCTTCTTCATGCTTCCTGACGCAATCAAAGGCGGCACATCTTACGATGAGTTCACCTGGTCGATAAGGATGTTCCTGTACGATAAGTGAGCTATTTCTTACTACCTCTTCTTGGTCTTTATGCAGTGGGCAATATACACATTTCAAGTCCATCCCTCTATAGTGAGGACATAACTTGTATTGGTAATCCCCTGGCTGATATGGGTCTAATGTTCCACAAAACTCACATTGTCCTCCTAGGACTCTAGGAAAGACGCGTGACATAGGGACATTAGAAGCTCCTCTTGGGGTAAGTCGCATATTACGCGGTTGTGACGCATAATTTGGTGTATTCGCATCTTGAGGCGAAGTCCTCGGAGTTTCATTTGTCATTTTATTTGTTTATTAACACTTTCTAATTCTTTCTTTAAAGTCTCTATAAAGTGATTGATTTCATATTTCTTTGCCTGTGCTCTCCTTCCTTGTAAGGTATATAATTTTGCTATATCCAAAGGATTTTCAAGTGAAGCATTGAATAATTGTCTTTCGACTGAACTCAATTCTCTATCGTAGACTAGGTCTTTTAGAATGACCCATTCTTTACTTTTCTCTAATATTTCAAAGGACTGGAGTATCTTTACTAATTCATCGTGTCTTTCTTCTAAAGTAGACATTATGAGCCTGATGACTGTTGGTTTGCTGAGACTTGGATTCTCGCTGAAATAGCTGTTGCGTTACCTGTTGAGATAACGAAAACTCTATTTTGGATACCAAGTACTGGTAATCCTGAACTCTGTCCTGATGTCAAAGTTGAAGCTGATGCGCCACCGTTTGATACTCCTGTTAGTAATGAACCTGCTGCGATTAATGAAGCCGTTACTACATTGCGTGGGATTCCTCCGATAACTGGAATTGAAAGCCATTGTACTCCTTTTCCTAATTCATTTGCTGAAGCGATACTTGTTCGTGCTACATCGTAGTAAGTTGTTCCACCATCATCAGATGTTTGGAATGTTGCACTTACTCCTCCTGCTGTTACTGATGGAGTAAATTTAACAATTACGTTATCTGTATCTTGTGGAAGTTTAAATGGATAAGCCCATCCTCCTGCTACTGAGCCTCCTTGGTCTGTTTGCGTTGTGTCTAAAACTGTTGTGAGTGGTAATCTGATTGACATAGTTTTTTTTATGTTAATTTTGTTGCGGGCGCATTGAATTTCACGCCCCTACCTGATAATGCTTCGTCTGCTGCTTTTTCTAAAGCTGTTGCTCTAGATTCCGCTCTCTTTGTCATATTCTTTTTCCTCTCGACCTTTATATCATTCATCCCTTGGGCGATGACCCTCCCAAGTTGTTTATTGATTTGAAATGATTTCATTTATTTTATCCTTTAAGGTGTTTAAGTCTCCGTTCCCAAAATTTTCTGTGATTGGAAGTATTGTCTTACAATCTACACAATCGCTACAAACCTCCTCTGTAACTTCTACTACTGCTTCTATTACCGCTTCTTTCTTTATTACTTTTTTTGCTTTAGCCATATTTTAGTACTGAGTTAATAATACACTTCCTGTTGGACCACTTGCAGCAACCGCGATTCTTTGGAAAAGTCCATTTACACTTCCTGTTGCTCCTGTTGGAGCTCCTCCTGTTTCTTTGGGAATAACAAAGCGTCTATAAGAGTTAGTCGGAACATAATGGTCAAAGTTAGCTCCCAGACCTGATGAAATAACAGACGAGTAAAAAGCTGCTGTTGTATCTGTCATTGGAATCCATCTTATAACTACTGGCACTCCTCCTGCTGCTACCTCGATAGCACTTGCGCTTTGGTCAAGTGTTATTACAGACGAAACTCCTAATGCTTCTCTGTAGAAGACTGATGTTACCGTCCTAAATGGAGCTGGATATTCCTGCATTGGTGCTCCTCCTGTGTCTCTTGGGATTGATTTTGCGTAATTCATTTTATTTATTATTATCTGATACTATTTCGCTTTTTAGTGGGGAAGCTGCTGAAATTGGGTTCGACTTATCTGCTCCAACTTTCGGTTTGCCTCCTTGAATTGCTTCCATGCTATCATTTATAGCTTGTTGTTGTGCGAGCATCTCCTGCTTCTTCTGTTCAGCCAACAATTTTTCATGCCAGTCAATATGAAACCATAATGCTAGGGTTTTTGGCATTAACATTCTATGAATATATATATGGGTTTCGTGGTCGTCTGTCTCTTGTACGTCTGGTAATTCATTCTTTAGTATTTGCTCGTTCTCGTCCTCTGCTTTAATTTCATCCAATGTCTTTGGAAACATTACATCTACGGTTGCAGGGTCTTCTACCATTAAAGGCATGAAAACGTGCTTGTTCCAGTTTCTAAATCCATCTGGGCTCATACTCTGAGCAAGAATAGGATACAACTGCATCCAATCTCTCCTTTTAACTAAGTTCTTTGATTCTGCTTCTTTTGCAGAATACACCATAACTCCTGGTGGAAAATCAGCTCTAAATGTGTCGAGACTTATTATTGTTGAATCGACCCCTTTAAGTCCTACGATATTAGCTGTCTTTTCTTTAAGTTCTTCTGCGTTCTTTGCATATCTATGGAACCAATGACTCCAAAACTCTGCTTCACCAAATTGCATAACCTTGCTTTGAAGTGATTGTGCTACGTCGTTTAGTTGTTGGTCAAGTGCCGCTTGGGTAGCTGTTTGTTGTGTTGACCCTCCAGGAGTTGACATCGGTTTACCTGCTCCAATCGGTTCTTCTGCTTCTGAATCAATGTATTGAATAAATGCTTGGAGGTCTGATGATAGGGCGTTTGCTTTATTTAAAGGCCATGAGGCACTCTCATCATCCATCGGAATATGTTGATTAAGTTGTCGATTGAGGAATTGAGATACATCTTTTACTTTGTCTGGGTTATATCCATACAAAGGATTAGCTTGGTCTTTTGCGGCTATGAACGCAAGATTAAGAAGTACAGATTTAGCTCTGTGTTTATCTTCTAGTAAGTCTGCTACTGAAATAGGGATTGCTGAGTGCGGTACTCTAAATGATTCTTTAACTACAATAGGCCACTTTGAATTTGTAGTAACTGATTTACCGTCAGGCATGATAATCTCTTCACCATCGTTTAGGTCTAAAACCTTTTCGTAAATAATCTCTGTAAAGTTCTTGTCTACCCAATAGACACTTTTTTCACCTTTCTCGTTATGACAATAAAACTCAAGGATTTGGTATATATCCCCTTTGTAAGATTCCATAGGTGGTGCCGTTCCTTCACGTGCTTGGTCTCGTTTGACTTTATAATCCCACAAGTAAGGGTCTATTCCACCTGCTATTGTTTCTAGTTTGAATCCTTTACTCAGTGCTCCTCCTTCTGAGAGTTGCTGTAATTCATTCTTACTCTTAGTTAACCATTTCCAATAGTATCTCCAATCTTGTGGATTCTCAAAATAAGGGTCATAGCCAAAGTTCAAAGGATTAATGACATGAGGTTGCATTATCTTCTTCTTCATATCAAAGCGTATTGTTTCCATATACCCTCTACCGAAGAATAGAGTATCCCAACACCAGTCATAATCTAGTTTAGCCTTCCCCATTTCTTGATAGTCAGATTGAGCTAGAATATTATATGAATTAATCTGCTGTTGAGTTATACCTTGAGAAGGTAAAAACTTTATCTGCATCTTATCGTCATAAGTGCTAGACATTATTCTGTCAAACAGTGAGAGCATTAATGTTGATGAGATGTTTTGGTCTCCTCGTCTTAGGTTAGACAACAAAACTAATTGTGCGGCTTGCCGTTTCTTTCTTGCTTGTAAGAAATTAAATGATTCTTGATAGTAGTTTTGTATATCTGCTGCTTTCATTTTTTATTTGTTAGAAGTTGTGATAATGTGCGAGACTTATCTACGAACATACTTGAAGAGACGCATCCGACTATTATTCTATAATGAGTTTTGTCTTTAGAGAACATTATTCTTGGCTCTACCGCTTCGTATGGTCTTAGCTCATCGCTCCACAATAGTGCCATTATTCCATTCTTATGCGACTCGAAAAGCTCTTGCTCTGTTGGTTTATGGTCTTTAAATGCTTGTGGGTTTGCTGCGAACTCGAAAAATCTTAATACTATCTCTTGCCCCGTGCCTGTGTCTTGCTCTATTTTTGTATTTGATTCCGTTTGTAATTGTTCACCTTCCCAATCAATATTCTTGACTGGAGAATCTTTTGCTTCTAATTCTGTTAACTTAAACTTTTTTGTTTTAGTAGTTTTAGCCATTTTCGTATATTGACTCCATCTTGTCATAAAATCTGCCCCCTTGTTGCTTGTAGAGACTATTATTGCGAACTACACTATCTGATATAGCCATTGTCAATACACTTGCGTCTACTACATTGGGCGACATAATTCCATCCTTGAAGAGTTCTTCTTTAGGTTGAATAATAATTTTACCGTCTTTGTTTTTATATTTAACTACCTCAAATTCATTCCATGCACTATTATGCATTAGTCTTCCTCCGCTTAATAACCATTTTCTTTCTCTCCAATGCCATTCTGCTTTTAAGTTACCAAACTGTACGTCTTCGCTCTTCTCACCAAATGAAACACCTCTACAGTTATAACCTAAATCTTTTAATCTATCATAAACACCTTGACCGATTCCTGTCTTATCGACCACTATCATATCGGCTCTATATTTATGATATAACTCCATGATTACTCCTACTAAATCCATAGTGTTAGGCATCTTCTGATTAAATAAGACTTCTTGGAGGTTTCCACTCTTAGGACTATTGCGCTGTTATCCCCACCTGCGGCAGGGTCTACACCAAGTATCTTATATCCACTATGCTCACCACTTGTAACAAATACACTTTGTAGTTCTCTGTCGTTGATTAGACGCACATAACCTTTCTCATCCATTCCTTCATCAAACGCATCCCAATTACCTTCTAGGTATGCTTTACGTTGATTTTCAGGTAACGATTCAAGTGTCTTGTAATACTCTGGTGGTAGATGTGGATTATCTGTTGGTAATGCTGGAACGAATACAAATTCATATTGCTCTTTCTCGTTAGGAGGGAAGAGTCGTTTAACCCACATATTTTTTACCCATGCTTCACCTAATGGATTACAACCTGCAAGGAATTTAGTATCCTTAATACCAGGCCATCTATGTCTTGACCTCAACATATCAAATGTTGTTTTGGGGTTTCTATTTATCTCATCTATGGCTATTACAGCAAACTCTACAGACAAATACTTCGAAGGGTCATCAAGGTTTCTAAATGCAATAATCCCACTCCCATATTCAGGCCCAAGTGTAAATTCATGTTTAGCTTCATTAAACTTTCCTAACCAATCAGGGAACTCAAACTTTACTTTAGTAAGATGTCTGTCATTTAGTGATGGATAGTCTTCACAGAATAGTCCTGCTCTTACTCCTTTAATTTTGTATTTGGCATAATACTTCATTAACCAATATACACATGCCCACCTAATCCATCTACTCTTACCACTTCCTACACTACCTCCAAATAAGACATATTTAAATCGTTTAGACGCTTCAAGTGCTTCTACTTGTTTGGGAAAAAATCCTGATAATTCTGTGAATTTAGCTTTCTCATCCATTGTCTTTTTTATACAAATAATCGTTGTGTGTTCCATCCCAATTCTTATCTGCTTCTTTTGAGAACGAAGATAAACAACATACTTCACTATATCCTTTACTCTTTAAAAAAGCGTCCATTGATTCTTTAGTATAATCTCTAGTGTTTATTTCTATTAAAATATAAGTAATATCCGTGGTATCAAAGTCTATTCCTTTTAAGACTTCAAACTCGTACCCTTCTACATCTAAGCTTAAGAAGTCTACTTTCCTTCTGTTATGAGTAAGTAATAGTTTATCTAAGGTGATTGCTGGTACTTGAGTTATCATCCCATGAACAGCATTACCAGTTCTTATCAGATAAGCCTGTCTATTTATACTAGACCATGCTCCTACACCATCTTCTCCATCAAATAAGAAGTCTCCTGTAATGTATGGTTCCTTATATTCGTTTGATACTAACGCATATCTTTCTACAATAGCTTTTCTGTTTTTCTCACATTCCTTTACAGCTTTTTTAGATGGTTCTACCAATAAGCCTTCCCATCCTAAGTCTTCAAGGAGTTTAGTATTAGACATAAATAACCCATTGAGTGCTCCTGCTTCTACAAAGAAACCATTATCAATATCTTTAAGATAAGGAAGTATCTTTATCTCTATTCTCCCTGGTTGATTATCTTCTAGCCAAGGCTTTAGAGTTTCTTTGTTAGTCTCTATGTAGTTAGATATATTACTCATCTATTGAAATTATCTTGCTTGTCATCTCTATACTAGCTTCTATGTCTTGTTTAGCTTTTCCTTCTGACATTTCCCAAACAGTTTTCTTGTCGATTCCTTTTAAAAACTCCATCTTTTCTTCATCAGTAAGTTCTTGAATATACTTCCTAGCATAAGTCTTTAGTGATACTGTCCCTTTAGGTTTACCTCCTGGGTTACCTGATACACCAGGTTGAAACTGCCAAGGTTTTATCCTATCTGCTTGACTACTATTCGCCTGAATCTCAGCCTCTTCCATATTTACTCTATTGCTATAAGATGTTCTAATAATGTTATCTTTAGATTTTCTCCTTTCCACTCTATGTCTTGGATGTTGTATTTACTTATAAGACAATATATTCCATTAGTTAGTTCTACCTCTGTGCCTGTGGCAACTATCTTACATTTTATTATATCTGGAGTCTGGTTTTCTATTAAAATTAACCCGCTTTTAGTCTTCTCTTCTATAGGCTTTAATATAATTCTTTTTCCTTGTAGTTTCATAGTTTTTAAATCGTTTTTACACCAGTTACATAGTTTTGTTTCACTTATTATATCACATCTTTCACATCTTTGTTTGTTTGCTATTTCTTGGTATTTTTTATTAAACTTCTTGTTTAATCTCTTTACTTTATCGGGGTTGTTTATTCTCCACAATCTACTCTTTTCTAGGTATTTCTGTCTATTTTTTAAGTATTCCTTACGTTTTATTTCTTTTATTCTGTCTGGGTAGTCTTCTCTCCATCTCTTAGCGTATTCTCGGTTTATCTTGTTCCACCTATCTTTATTGTTTTCTCTCCAATTTTTGTTTGCTTCGTATTGATTTTTGTATCTTTGTCCTGCTGTGGTTGTAAAAACAAACTTACTCATAACTTTCAACTATTAATTTAAATATTAAATCTAAATCTAATTTTTTAAGGTTTAATTCTTGAGCTTGTTTATATAAATGTTCATTTTGTTCTAGGAGTTTTGGTGTTATATCTGACCAATCATTCACAAATAATACAGGAAATCCGTCCATAAGTCTAGTAAAATATGGGGATAACTTCATCACTGGGACTCTCCGAAGGTATAGGCTTTCCCAATTTCTATGACAGTCTAACCCGTGCCCTACAGGACATATCATAAACTTATGGTCTTGAAGTTCTGCTAGGAAATCTCTGTATTTATCATAAGGGAAGTATTTACTATCCTTGTCGAAGCGTGTGGTGACCCAATCATTGGTTTCAAACTTACCTAATGGCTCTCTCTCTGGATTCCTTTCAATACCACAGTTTATTTATAATAGTTTTTGTGGTGCGACATGCTTATCCTCTTCAACATTAGCCTTCATTATAGCTAAACGATTATCAATCCTAATGCGTCTTTGTAGTCCATAAGGAAATGGATGTATCTTGCCACCGAAGAACCCTGCATTAACGGCGTGTATACCTAGTACGTTATCAGGTATTTTAATATGCTCATCTATTGGTGTGTCTTCGTGTGAAGTAAAGATTATAAACTTGATTCTAGGTAGACTGTAACAGAGAGCAAGTAAGTCATTAGAATTTTGGTGATATTGAATCCAATCCCTATCTATCTCTGATGATGTGGCTACGGGCCTACCATACAAACGAACATTATCTATAAACAACGTCATTGTGTTATCTAAAAACTCTTGTGCCTTTTCAAGAAACTCAAAGTTGTGTGCGTTAGCCATCTTACAGCAACCATCAAGAGCTTCGGGATTAGACATCCACAAATGGTCGCCAAACGAATAGTCACATAACTTACTTAGTGCGTGTCCTTCTATAATTTCCATAAATGTTTATATTTATCCTTATTATCTAACAAATATTGAGGCAAAGACGATTCATCTTTAGTAAAGATAAATGCCCTTCCAACGTAGTCAAGATTCTTCGCAATCTGGGTAGTTATCATACTCTTAACAAAGTCAGTATTGAACTCTTGATGCCCATAACTTTCTAATTTTCTCCTTATAAACGCCTCGCCACCCATGTTAGTGAAATGCCAACCACCATTCTCTATTCTATTGGGGAGTTCCTGCCTAAACTGATTGATGCTACCTTTGTTTTTAAGCATCTTATACTTAGATACAAAAGTCCCAGCCCATTGTTCGTTTGATTGATTATTAAGAAAATAGGTATATACAATCTGTGACAGTTTAGCTGGGATAGTAATCGCTTTCTCTAGGATAAGTGGATTCCAAATCTCATCACAATCACCCACAAAACAAATATCGTCATCATTCAGGCCAATCAGGGCCTTTTGTGTTGATTCTTTTTGCAAAAATTCGTGTTTCCAATGTTCTTGACCCTCTGTGTTAGAAGACCCGTAAGCCATGTCATATTCTTCGGCAGAATAATCTTCATCAATAACATGATACTTAATCTTACTGTGCCACTTCGCAAACCTTTCTTTATTGTTTTCGTAGTAGAGTTCTTTAGGTTTCATCATGAACGTGGTCGGTGCTTCTACTATAACAAATTGGTCTACATAATCATTAAGAATATTCAAACGAATCTCTAATAAGTCTAACTCACCATTAAATAAAAATGTGTCGATTATTGCCATAGGTGTTTCCATTGTTTCTTATTCTTTAATATATATTCGGGCAAATCTTTACTTTCCTTCCACATCTTAAATGGTTTACCTTTCCAATCATTAGCTCTACCTAAGAAGTCTTGCCCTTGGTCTATACGATACTGTATGTTCTCCCTTACCCATGGGATGTTAGCTTCTTGGTGGTCGTATGAATCAAGTTTCTTGAGTATCTGTTCAGCTCCTCCCATATTTGTCAGGTGCCATCCTCCGTTCTCTAAAACTACACTATGGTCTGCTCTTATATCATTTAAGTTACGGATATTCTTGTATAGAAACATGTTGGTTCCTTGCCAGTCTTCACTAGAGCGATTGTTTAAGTAATAAGAGTAGGCGAGTTGGCGCAACTTTCCTTCTTTCTCTTGGGGTTTCCATATTTCGTCTACATCCCCGTAATAAATAACGTCATCAGGTTTACAGTCCTTTATGGCGTTTCTTAAATAGTCCTTTTGTAATCCTGCAATTTCAAAGGAGTCTTTACCTTCTTGAGGTGGTATTTCAAGATAGATAATCTTATCTTCCCATTTAGCAAACCTTTCTTTGTCAAAATTAAGTGGCTTGGGTTTACCTGAAAAGGTTTGAGTGCTTTCACCTATCACAAATACATCCACATAAGGGTCAAGAATATTGAGTCGTATCTCAAGCATATCCAACTCATCATTCATTTGTGTTAAATCCCAAATCATAATCTTTCTTTGGCAACAGATATAATAAAACTCCCTGGTGAATCGGGCGAGCTAGTGTCGTGGGTTTTTATATTTAATCCCACACCTTGATTAAGAGGGGATTGTTTGAAATCAGGAGCAAAGATAGGGAAGTCGTCTATCAGATTCTCTATGACCCGTAGTAAAAGTGATGGGAAACGCACATCTTCTATTATTAAAACTCCTTCTGGTCTCAACTTTAGTGCATAGATACCAAAGACATACGCAATATCTAAGAGATAATGGCTTCCGTCATCTATTACAATGTCCCACTCCATATCACTCTTCCAATCCTTAATGTCAGAGATAATGCGAGTGACTGTATCAGTTCGGTATTCATCAGGGACGACATCAATCACATCCACTCCGTATACATTAGCGTTAGGAAAATA